ATTCCATGCAAAATTTCTCTTGCATAGCTGTGAGTCCACGAAATGTAGGAACTTTTACGTTATTATCTTCTGGTTTCTCTAACATTCTCTTTTCGTACTCCTCTGGGTTAAGTTTTTGTAGCCGTCTTAGTCTTCTGCGCTCTAATTCAGCTTTTATTTCTTTTAATTCTTCGCCTCCTCCATATATTCTCGCTTCTCTCTTAACTTTATACAAGTCAATAAGCTCTTCTTCCGTCATATTACCATAAATAATGTGTACTTTTTTCTTTGTCATAGCTTTAAATCTTTGAAGGGAGGATAATAACCCACAACCATCGCTCCCTTCTCTTCATATACCAGTGTTCCAAAGCTGTAGGAGACAAGTGAAGCTTCTAAACCTAATTTATTAGGACAAAACTAGGTGGATGCAACTGGTGTTATCAATATAAACAACGATTTGACAATATGCAAGTGTTTGTTTACAATGCAGTTTATGAGACCTGAAGAGTTTTTATACTTACCTATGGTTCTTTTGGACAATAGAGTCATGGAGTACCAGTTTTGTATGCAGAATATTCAACATCCGAAAGGACACTATACAGAATTTGGTGTGTACGAGGGTAAATCTATAAATTATTTAGCTAGTCTTAATAAGAAAGTTACATTTCACGGATTTGATAGTTTTGAAGGACTGCCTGAACAATGGTTTATGGGTCACAAAGTTATAGAGAAAGGACACTTCGCTGTGTCGGAGTTGCCGAAAGTAGTCCCAAATGTAGTTTTATATGAAGGTTGGTTTGAAAATACTATACCGACATGGAAGAAAGACCACACAAAACATATATCGTTTATGAATATTGATTGTGATTTATATAAGTCAACTAAAACTGTTCTTGAATTATTAAATGATCAGATTGTAAGTGGTACATTAATACGGTTTGATGATTTATTACCGTCACCCATATCTCCTTATCCTAAATGGGAAGAGGGAGAATGGAAAGCTTTAATCGAATGGTGTGAAAAATATGGTAGAAAAGTCATACCGATGGCTAGATCCTGGAAACAAGGATGTATTATGAAAGTTGTAACATGATAAACACAAGTATTGGAAGAGCTTTTATTTATACATGTGGTCACGTACTTATAGCTATGAATGTTGTCTACTGGTTAACTGGTGCTTCGTTATTTGAAGCTGGGTTAGTTGCTTTAGTAGAACCATGTATCAATGGATGTTGGTATTATATACTTGATAGATATTGGACAACACGAATGAAAGCATCAGATGGCTGAACGAATAATGGATCCTAATAATATTAGGGCAGATCATTTAGAGAGATATAACTTTGCCGTAAAGAAAATAAAAAAGCTTGTGCCAAAGCCTAATGATATTTTAGATATTGGCTGTGGAATTGGTTATGGTTCTTACATTCTACACAATATGCTTAATTGTGGGGTAGATTGTATTGATAAATCACCGATAGCTCATGGTGTTTTTCTTGAGTCTTTTTCAAAAAAAGCTCCACGAATTAATTACATTGTTGAAGATTTTACAAAACTAGAGGCAGATAGATTACAAGCTTCCTATGATGCTGTTGTATCGTTTGAGTTTATTGAACACATACCACCAGAGTTAGGTCAAGGTGTATTCGACTTGGCTGCAAATAAATCTAATATATTTATAGTTTCGTCGCCGAATGAATGTGTACGACCCCACCAACTACCACCAGTCAATGAGTTTCATTATAAACACTACACTCCAGTCGAGTTTGAGACTATGGGTAAACAAGCAGGATTTACCGATGTAGAATTCTTTTGCCAGACTAGTGGTAAACACTACACGGTAAGACCCGGCCTAGAGCAAGGAAAGTTTATGATCGGTATATTTACAAAGTCTAAAGTTTTAGGTAGGGGTATGGGTACCCTAGATTTACAAGTAAGGGGCCATATTTGAAAATCTGCTCATTTTGTCTATGGTAGACACAATATATAAGAGCGCTGCATAGGGTAATTTTTTTAGCCCCCAGTCTAGATAGTGACTATCCCTACCCACCATTTAAGATGAGTAGGAGAGTCACTAGTAATTACTTACTAGATACTTCTTTTTCAATTGTTACTGGTTTTGCAATTCCAGTAGCAGTATCAATAATAAAAGTTTTACCATTGATTTGAGTAACGACACCATTCGATTTTTTAGTCTTTGGTTGTTTCTCTTTTTTCTCAACAATGAATGATTTAATTTGAGTTAGTAGCTCATTATAATTTTTATCATTCATTGTTTTGATATGACTGAACAACCATGCAAGGTTTTTTGGTGATAAAACTAAACCACCACGTTTGATATCACCATGAAAAAGTTTAATCATAGGTGAACTATATTCAGTAATCAAAGCTAGATTACCGTCTGCTACATCTTTTTCACGATCCGTAAAAAGTTTGTAGTTATTTGGGTTTTTTGTGATTTTCATTATATATCCTTTTGTTAATCACTAATATAAACTGTCATTTTTTTGACAGTATGGGAAAACCATTTTCCCATTTTAAGATTTTAAACAATCCAAAAAGCATTGTCAAACAAATAAAAAATTAATTGTATTTTGCTACTCTAAACTGTTGTATTTTTGCAACACTATCTAGTACTGATATTTATAATCATTCTAAATTAGATTGTCATAACTAGTCTAAATCAGCTCAAATCTAGATTAGAGTATCATACGAAGAAGATTCGCTAGTCTAGTTTAGAATCATTCTAGATACACACTAGATATCTAGTCTAGTCCAGAAATATCAGAACCGATTGAGATATGAAACTGCAACAATTACAGTAAGATAGTTCTAGATTCAGTGCATTTTTTGGGTTGCAATTGGTCGAGCTTTCGGTTAGGATCAAAAAATCGAACTTTTTACCGAAAATTTCTCGGTATTTAGTTTAGATATTATAATAACTTATACACTATTCTAGGGTAATCCATATTTCCTTCCCTTATAAAGTCCTAGAATAGTGTATATAACAAAGGAGATAACATGCATAAAGAAGAATATATCATCAGAAATGATGAGGATATTATAGTTCTAAAAGGTAACTATGATAACAAATCAGAAGAAGTAAAAGACTTACTAGATTTCATACTTAATATTGGTTACAAGATAACTTTTAGGAAAAGGAGATAACTCATGGTTAGACATATACCTAATACATTTGACGAAGAGTTTACTATTCCTAAAGGACTGTCGAAAATAGGTCTTAAAGTAGCTAGAGCAATTCGTTCTTATGCTAAAAAAAGAAACCTACGAAGTTATGGTAATACTACTTTCTACTCAACCCAACAATGGAAAGATAGGAAAGAACATTATGGTACAGAATCAGAGTTAATCATAGTCCATGATGGTGGTGATATAGCAAGATTCTTTAACTATGCTTACCAAGATTATACCGAGATTGAGAGAATGAACAAGTTACTCAAGAAGTATGGAGTGTACTTTGAGGGATGCACTTGTTGGTACTCTGCAATATATAAACTTTAACAACAAAGGAGATAACATGACTTACTTAATATACGATATAAAATTCTGCAAAGTTAATGATGACGGCGAAGAAATTACAGATAAGAATGGAAACATAAAACTATTTGAACCAAAAGGTAGGTGGAAAGACTTGGAATATCTTTGTGAAGATAGAAATGATGATGAGTTCAAAGAAATAATAACTTAACAAAAGGAGATATTGATGACGTTAAATTTCACATACAAAGAACCTAAAGAGTTAATCTCTAAAGGTAATCCTAAACTTCTCAAAGGTTTAAAGAGAGGTTGGCTAGATGAGGGATGGTGTGGTGCACAATCTGATGTAAGTGTTCGCTATGGTGGTATTGAGATGTGTGCTAACAAATCACCTAGATGTAATGACCTCTGCATATTCAAGCAAGGTAGAGGTAGATTTTCTAATGTTCAGATATCTAGAATTAGGAAGTCTATATACTTTGCCCAAAAGAAAGTTGAGTTTATGGAGAGGTTATCTGTTGAGATATCAACAAGGAAAGCATATGCAAAAAGAAAAGATTTATTCTATGCTTTTAGACCGAATGTCTATACAGATAGAGAAGAGTTCTGGAGATCTGGTCTTATGGATGAACATCCAGATGTCCAGTTTCACGACTATACTAAAAACCCTTTGAGAATGTTGAGGTATCTACAAGGTAAACTACCAAAGAACTATCACTTAACATTCTCTAGAAGTGAGGACAACGAGCCAGAGTGTTTAGACATTCTAGAAAAAGGAGGTAATGTAGCCGTTGTGTTTAATCCTTATATCCCAAAATGGTATGAGGGTTATCCAGTAATTACTGGAGATGAAACAGATTTACGACACCTTGATCCTAAAGGCAATCCAAAAGACGGAGGTTATGTCATAGG